CAGATAATAATAGTGCGTCTAGCGTATCGGCAGAAATCTTTGAATATGGGCGCGGTAAAGTAGGTGCTTCTACTGCAATCCGACCTGTTTCTATCCCAACTTTCACTGAATATTTTAGTGCGATGGGGATGATTGATTGGATGCAGAATACGCTGTATTACGACTATGCAAGTTTTGATAATACCATGATCAAAACTATGCTTGATAGCACGTCACTGCATTTGTATAATAAAAAAGGCAGTCTCGTTACTTCCCCCACTGGACTATCGGCAACAGGAGATGATGGAACTTTTACCAAAGGATTCTTGCGGCGATTATATCAATACGCCCACGATAACAGGTTCCAGATGTACCCTGACCAGACGTATTTGTTATTCCTAAATTCGACTCAAATTCTGCAATTAAAAGAGAGTTATGATGACGATTGGCAAGCAAATACGACTCGCGATCTTGACGCTTTACTAAATATTCTCAATCCGTCTTATATTCCCCCTGGGGATACTGGAAGGGTTAGCTCGTATTTAGGGTTGGTAGAAAAATTCCATATTTTTGAAACTGGCAATAGTGTCGGTGTCGGAGCGGCTGGTCAACCCGGTGTTCAAAGTGAAACATTGGGCGGTTCTTTAGGTGCTAAAACTACCCGTACTGGTTATTTAATTGGAGCCGGTGCGTTAGGTGTTGGTGTAGGGATGCCGTTTCAAATCACTTTTGATAATGTCACTCAATTTGATCGTCGGATTCGCGCAACTTGGTTAGCGTGGCTCGGCTACAAAACTCTTGATGTTGATCCCGTAGGTACTGGGGAAGCCTCTCAGCAGTTACGAGTAGCTGAATTACGCACCCTAGATGTAGCGGTATAAACTTTATCTTTCTAACAATTATGGCAAGCAAAGAAACCCTCGAAGAAACTTTACCCACTGTGACAGGTGGAACTAAAAACCTTCCCCTGACAAATGGAACCAATGAAGTTACTTATAACAATCTGAAAGCGCTAGGTTATCCAGTCTGTAACCGGTGTAAAGGTCAACTCAGAACTGATCTCGATCATCGTCCATTTTGTCCAGTCAAAGACACCAGTTGTCCTCTATTGAGCAAAATTTCCTAATGATTTTTAGCATTGATGACCTCTCTATTTTCGCACCATCAGTATCTTTATCAGAAGATGCCGTCACTGGTGCGATTTACTTTGTTCAATCAATCATTGAAGGCGATAGAGGGGCAGATCGACCCTTAGAGATTACCCGTCACCGGGAAAGACTAAGAGTTAATCTAAAATTCCAAAATTTTAGATTAACTTATGTCAGTATAAATACTCCAATTATCAGCAATCCTGCTCCGATAATTAAAGCTAGACTAGGCAATATTACCGATGGATTTAATCGGGCTATCGCTCCTGATAGTTGGCGGACTTTAGGTTCTAACGACTACATAATCGATATAGACGGGCAAATTCACTTATCTACAGCAATTGGTAGATCGTGGGGATATGGCGGCTATCGTGGCTACAGTCGGGAACCATATCCTGAGTTTTCTGAGGCTGATGTAGAGTATTCCAGTGGCATTGATTTTACCCAAGATACCCGACAAACAAGAGAGATAAAAGCGGCTTTTGGTCGTGTTTTAGATTGGGTATGCAATACGGGTTCTTTTAAGGGTGTTTCGTCAGTTGAGTTACCTTTTGAAGAGGTAAAAATCAATTATGGCACTGGTCAACTTGGTACAATTCCTGATGATTTGCTAATGATATTTAAAAAGTATCGCCCCATAAAATTATGAAAGCGATTTTTATCTGTCCACTTCCGCCGACTCTTAATGAACAAATAAGATACGCTCGTGCAAATAAATTTAAAAGCGCAACTACTAAAAAAGAATGGGACTTTGATATACAAAAACTTATTATAGAACAAAAAATTCCATGTTTTCCTGACAAAGTATGGATGCTTTACGAATGGCGAATTAAAAACTTTGGGCGTGACCCTGATAATGTTTGTGGCAGCGCAAAATATGTTAATGACGCACTGAAAAAGACAGGAGTTATTGTCGACGATAATTTAAAATATATCTATGGATACGATTCAATATTCACAAAATGGACGAAAGACGAATTAAAGTTAACAATTAGTGATAGACCAATTCTAAACAAAATTTTTATAGAGGATGATAATAGCAATGTCATATCTTAAACTAGACCCGTCTATTGTCTGTGTTTTAATTGTTTTCGCCTGCTTGATTCATTCTTTCTTTACTCCTGAAACTACTGACACCTACGGCAATGTTATCGTAGCAATTGTTTCAGGATACCTCGGCTACCTAAAAGGTTCCGATGCTTAACTACCCTGATCAAATCTTGCATAAAGTTTAATTCTCCGTCCTAGTTTTGCGGCAATTCCTAGCTGTTGACCCGTCGGGGACTCAAACACATTTAACTGTCTCACAAGTCCGATTCTGCCATTAATTGTTACCTGTAATTCTCCTGTACTCATGATCGGGAACGGGTAATCTTTAGGCTTTACCAATCTTCCCTCAAAATATTCACAATCGAGATAACTACCTTCTTGTAATTCCGCTACAGGAGGTTTTGCCTGCTGTAGCCAACAAGCAATTACTACAGACTCTATAGAAGATGCTCGCATAACTGGATTACCAACGGCATCGGTAGTCATGGTAGAGCCTGTAGCCACAGAAAAGGATAGAGAGGCATTAGCCTTAATCGTGGGATTTTCTAAAAATTTCCCCGCAACTCCAATAGCAGTGTCGAACATTTGTATTAATATAAATTTTTCTAATCTTAGTGTATCAAAATTATCTTGACAATTCAAGTAAGAAGGCGTACAGTTTGGTTATAGTAAATTTACAGAGGTAAGTACATTATGAGAAACAATTTATCAGAGTCTAAAAACTGGTTAGATAATCTTTCTGGATCAATTTCTGATCAGGAGGCTTTTGAGAAAGCATTAGAATATGGGCGTGTTTTTCGTCAGAATGTACCCTCAGAAACTACCTTTCATTCCCTAACGGATGATTTAATCAATCTTGATTCTTGGACAAGAAACTTAGTGGGGGTTGTTGATTTAGTCCCAGAAGACCCCAAAGAATCGTATATCAAAAAGAGCTAAAACATGAGTATCAAACAATTTCAAATAGAGTTTAATGGGAAAAGCTCAGAACATCTCGAAGAAATATCTCAGCAGTTGAATTTATCGGAGCCTGAAATTATTCGCAAAGGATTAAAGTTTATGGCTTTATACGCTAAATCTCAGGTAGAAAAAGATACTCGGTTAATACTCGAAAAAAATGGCGATCAAAAAGAGATAATCATCTAAAAGAGGTGTTATGGTATGGATGCGAATCTAATAAAAAACCTTAAAAAAGACTTAATAGAATTAAGAAGTCAAATTTGGGATAAAATGTCGGATGCTCAAAAAGAACAATATTATCAAGATGAAGCTAACAATGCTATCAGCGTTGAAAACATTATTTCTTTTTTACATGAATACTCTGATAGAATAAAAAAAGAAATTGATAATCCTAATTTTCAAGATTTATTTAACAGAAGATTAGAGATGAAAATCACTTGTTTTGACAATTTTTGGGAGGAGTTAGACAGTGGAAGATAAATTCACGCTAGAAGATTACATCTATGTTCCCATTGAACCAGAGTTAGCAAGAAAGCTACTTAAACATCACGAAAAAGACTGGGAACCTTTTGACGAATTTAACGGCTTTTATCACTGCTTAAAACAAACGTTGGAAGACTTTGATAATAGATTTGAACCTCAAAAAGAAGAGTCTGAATTTTAATTTAGGAGTAATCATGTCTCAACCTATCGAACTTTCTTTAGAACAGCAGTTCAATATTCGTTCTTTTCAGTCTCAGGTAGAAAAAATGAGCCAAGAGCAAGCGCAGGATTTCCTGATCAAGCTTTACGAACAAATGATGGTCAGAGAAAATATGTACAAAGCTTTTCTTAAGCATCGATGGGGATTAGATGATAATCCGTGGCAAAAAACAGAGTAATACCACAATGCCAGTTATTAGTTATTAGTTATTAGTTATTGGTTATTGGTTTCTATATCTCTCAACAAAATAAGGGCAAAATTAATTATGATCATGACTCTTGAAGAAATCAACGCAAAACTGGACTTGCTTCTAGAAGAAATAGAAAACTGGAAACCTAAATCTGATTTATTTCTGAAAGAAATAGAAACTTGGAAGCAACCCAATATTAAAGAAAAAGGAAAAGCCAATGTTTAATGCAATCTACAAGCCCAATCAGTTGATTTTAGGCAGTGGCTATATTGCTATCTGTACAGGATGGACTCCTGCTAAGTCAGTAGCCGCAAAACTCGATCCCTCTGATTATGCCGTAATTGGTAATCTTTATAGCGCGTCAAGGGGAATTAACTTTTTAGTCCGTAATTTATTGGCCAATCCTCACGTTCGTTATCTTGTTGTAATGGATTTAACCCAAGAAGACAAAAATTCTGGTAGTGTTCAATGCTTGAAAGATTTCTTTGAGAATGGAGTTTATAGAGGGAAGAATTATGTAGGGAAAGAGTGCTGGGCAATTGATTCTTTAGTAAAAGGATACATCGATTTAGATATTCCTTTAGAAGTTTTAAATCAATTACGATATTCTATGATTTTAATACCAAATCTTGAACGGGATATAGATATAAAATCAATAGTAGAAGTAGGAACCCTTGGTTCGTGGGCAGAACCGATGGTTTTTCCCTACAATGAACCTACATCAGAGGTAAAACCCGGGCCGCGCTATGGGCATCGGGTTGAGGGCAAAACTATTGCTGAAACTTGGATAAAAATATTGCAAAGAATCAAAACTATTGGCACTATCAGACCTACTGGGTATGATGGTAAATGGCAAGAGTTAATCGACTTAATGGCGATAGTTACCGATGAACCGAAAGACTTTTATTTTCCAGAACCTAACTATCTACCTTTAGACAGAGAGTATCTAAAGAACTATATTCCACAAATACTTAATGATGCTGATTATCGAGAAGGGGTTAAATATACCTATGGTCAGCGATTACGCTCTTGGTTTGGTCAAGACCAGATTAAAGCAGTTATCAACAAATTGATTGAAGAAAATGACTCAGCTAGTGCCGTTATGTCTTTGTGGGATAGCGGAAGTGGAAACCCCCAAAGTCTTACCAGTGGATGTTACAGCTTGGCTTTAAAAAGTCAGCTTTCCCGATCAAACGAGCTTTTTTTCGATTCTGACGGGTGGGAAATAGTACCAAATTCTATTGACCGAGGAGGCCGCTCGGTAGGCGATTCAGATCATAATCACAGCGGATCTCCCTGCCTCAATCATATCTGGGTAAGAGTAGTAGATAATGAACTCTCTTTAACAGCTACCTTTAGAAGTAATGATATGTTTTCCGCTTGGCCAGCTAATGCAATGGGATTACGGGCTTTACAGCGTCATATCAGAGATGAAATTGCTAGTGAATCTGAGTACGATTTAACAATGGGTCCACTGATTACTATTAGTCAATCAGCCCATATTTACGATGATTGTTGGGAAAATGTAGAACAGCTAATTAATAATCAATATCAATTGATTATTAACAAAGAGATTCAATCTTACAGTGATCCTGCTGGTAACTTCTTAGTAGAAACGGATGGAAACAATACCACAGTCAGTCAGCTAACCCCTAACGGTGAATTTGTGGGAAAATGGGAAGGTAAGAATCCTTTGAAGCTAATCCGTCAAATAATTGCCGATTGTCCCAGTATTCAACCTTTTCATATCGGCTACCTAGCTAGAGAAATTGAACGGGCATCTCAACTAAAAACAAATTACACTCAGGATAAATAAATGTCAACACAAATCATCCCAAAAGGACAATCCCTTCCCGACGGCACTTATCTGTATAAATGCCCTTGCTATGTTAATCCTTGCAACCTGTGTTTTAACGGCAATGAGACTGCTATAATTAACTCTTTAAAGACAGCAAAAGGACAACAATATTATGGCAACTTAAAAGCTTATTTGGCTATAAAAGGACAGATCATTATATCTACTGCAAAGTCAATAAAAGAAAAAAATAACGGCAAATTTACAATGATTAATATTACAGAATTAGCTGATACTCTAGGGTTTCCTAGAACACGAATTAAACCTTTAATAGAATATTTAGAAGAGTGTGGCTTTATAAAAGCTGGGACTTATGATAGACTGAGAATATCAATCAATTGGCAACCGACAAAGATGTAATTACTTCAAATTAAATTACACTCAAGATAAATAACAATGGACGCTAAACAAGTTCTTACAGAGTTAATACAATCGGTCAACGAAATTGATTTATACAATTTCTTATTACTTTATTCAAATATAGGAATTAAGAGTGAAAATAAAGTTGATGATGAAGTCGATCATGGAGAAATTAGGCATGATCAAATCAATGCTTGGATTGATAAAGCTATAGAAGCGACTTACGAAAAATCAGAAAAAAATGACCGTCCTAATATTGAATAAACGCTAGGATTATTAAAGTAAAATTAAAAATCTGTAGGAGTAAATAAATGATTAATGTAATTCAGAGAAATGGAGAAACTCGACCCTTAGACATCACCAAAATTCGGCAAGTAGTCGAATGGGCGTGTGAAGGGTTAGAAGTAAATCCCCTCGCTTTAGAATCAGGATTAACTTCTCGATTACGAGATGGCATTACTACGCGAGAAATTCAAGAAAATTTAATCAATGTTGCCACACAATTGTTTTGTGTAGAAGAAACCGATTGGAAGTATGTAGCCGGAAGACTTCACATCTGGGGATTATGGAAAGATACAAGGATTAAAAGAGAATTTGGCGGCTATTTATCTCGCACGGTTTTCAGAAGATTGGAAGGAACCGACTACGCTAAATATGTCCAGTGGCAAGTGGGTAGAGGTATTTATGATTCAAAAATTACTGAAATCTATGACGAAAACGATTTAAAGATTGCGGGGGATTGGATATACCCAGAATACGATAAAGATTTTGACTACGCTGGTGCAATCATGCTGTCAGAGAGGTATTTGCTTGATTGTGAATTACCTCAAGAGGCTTTCCTGACTTGCGCTTTATTGCTTGCGAGCGTAGAGGAAAACCCAGAGAATAGATTAAGAATTGCGTTTCAAATTTACTTAGCTATAGCTCAAAGAAAAATCTCTTTAGCTACTCCAATTTTAGGCAATCTAAGAACCCCTAATGGTTCTTTAAGTAGTTGCTTCATCGTAGCAATGGAAGACAATCTAGAGAGTATTTTTAGCGAGATTACTAATACTGCTCGCATCTCTAAGAATGGTGGCGGTGTTGGGGTAAATGTAAGTAGAATCCGTGCCACTGGTAGCTGGGTAATGGGGAAAGCTAACGCTTCTGGTGGGATTATACCCTGGATTAAATTACTCAACGATACAGCTATTGCAGTCAATCAAGGGGGGAGACGCGCCGGGGCTGTCACTGTTGGGGTTGATATTTGGCATCTAGATGTGCCAGAATTTTTAGAAATGCAGACAGAAAACGGTGATCAAAGACGTAAGGCTTATGATGTTTTCCCCCAATTAGTTATTCCCGACGAATTTATGCGTCGGGTAGTAGATAAAGCCGAGTGGACATTAGTTGATCCTTATGAAGTTCGGGCAAAACTAGGGATAGAATTAGCAGAATTATGGGGCGAAAAATTTGAAGATGCTTACAAATTAATTGAAGATAATCTAGGGACAGAAATTACTCTCTACAGAAAAGTTAACGCTAGGGAGTTATTTAAAGATGTTATGCGCTCTCAAGTTGAGACAGGTATGCCCTATCTTGCTTTTAAAGATACCATTAATCGGGCTAATCCTAATAAACACGACGGGTACATCCCTCAAGTTAATTTGTGCTGTGAGAGCTTCTCTAATGTCACACCGGGTAAAACAGCCCATTGCTGTAATTTAGTTAGTCTTAATTTAGCCAACATTGACACTCTTACTAATTTAGCGGAAATGTGTCATCTTGCTGTTAGAGTGCTTGACAATACAATCGACTTGACTTGTCCCCCGATTGGTGAAGCCAAAAAACATAATGACCGTTATCGCACTATTGGAGTTGGGGTTATGGGATTAGCTGACTGGTTAGCTAAACAAAAATTATTTTATAAAGACTTTAAATCTATCAATGATTTATTTGAAAGAATTAGCTATTATTGTACTCACGCTTCGATGAGATTGGCTAAAGAACGCGGTGCTTATCAAGCTTTTTCCAGCAGTGAATGGAGTCAGGGTAAATTACTAGGGGCTAAACCATTAGAATGGTTCAACGTAAATTCTGATAATACCTATAATTGGCATCAATTAGCCAAAAGTATTCAACAATTTGGCATTAGAAATTCCCATATTACTGCTGTAGCTCCCAACACTACTTCTTCTTTAATTCAAGGTTGCACTGCCAGTGTTTTGCCCGTTTTTAAGCGGGTATTTACAGAAAAGAACTCAAAGGGTGCTATCCCTAATTGCCCTCCTTTTATTAAGAAATTTTTTTGGTATTATCAAGAGAATCAAAATCTTGATCAAAAGATTGTCGTTCAAGCGATTGCTGAAATGCAAAAATGGATTGATACAGGGATTTCTATGGAATTACTATTCAATCTTAATCAGGGTGTTTATTTTCCTGACGAACCTAGCCGCGCATTAACAGTTAAAGAAATTTATGAAACTTTAATCTTAGCGTGGGAATTAGGATGTAAAGCAGTCTATTATGTACGAACTGTTCAAAAGGATAACTTTAAAGAGTCTGACAATAGTTGTTCTAGTTGCGCCAATTAATCATGAATATTATCTCTAATGTAATTTTATGTACTGTAGGTCTTGTAGTTAGCACAATATTTGCCCTAACTGTTTTTTCAATTTCGTTTTATACAATTGGTTGGCTTGAAGGTTTTGTTGAATGTTTTATTGAAATTCTTGAAGATTTCATCAATACTCGAAAAAATAAATAATCATTATGGCAATAATAATTATTGACTTTCTAGCAACTATTGTATTAAGTATATTTTTACTTTATACTGCTTTAATTTTTGCTGTTGTCTTGTGTAGAGTGTTTTTTAGATTTAAGACTAATTTAATCTACACAGTTAAACAACTCAAATACTATTCAACAGCTGAATATAATCGGATTAGTTCTTGTAAATATTATAATCCTGAAACCCATAAAGATTTTAATCTGAAATGTAGTGTAAATCCCTCTATTTCTTGTGTACAATGTAGAGACTGGGAACCTTCAGATAAACCATGATTTCAATAATTAAAAGAATCATAATCGCTCACAAATGGCGTTCATCTAATAAGATGATTAGTACAGCTATTGTTTTTAAAGATAGCTTAATCGTTTTTGATTGCAATTTAAATTTATTTCAGATTCCGTTTAGTTCTCTGTCAGCACTAAAAAGAATCGAAATATCCGACCAATCAAGATTTACTATTCCAGAAGACGGCAGCTATATTCACTGGAAAAAATACGACATACATCTTGACCTAGAAGCTTTTAAATCAATCTTCAGATAATTTACTCAATCAAAACTATGACATCAGCAAATCTTGACAATAAAATGCCCATTTCCCCGATCTTCAATCCATCGGGGGATGATGCGACTGAAACTCGATCTATCTGGTTTGGTAACACTACCAACCTAATGCAATTAAATGATGTCCGCTACGCTTGGGCTGTAGGTTTATATCAACAGATGCGTGAAAATTTCTGGATTCCGCAAAAAATAGATATTACTCAAGATATAACTGACTATAATAACTTAACCCTTGATGAAAGACGCGCTTATGATGGTATTTTATCCTATCTAACTTTTCTTGATTCTGTACAAACCTGTAACATTCCTCACTTAAAATCTTGCGTCACAGCCCCAGAGATCAGCCTTTGTATGGCAGAACAAATCTCTCAAGAGGCTATGCACAATCAAAGTTATCAATACTTGATTGAGACTATTATTCCCTCAAACAAAAGGGCTGAAATTTATGATTTATGGCGCACCGATAAAATTCTTAGAAATCGCTGTGAATTTATTGCTAGTTCTTATCAAAAATATATTGACAGCCCAACACAGGGTAATTATTTTGGTTCTCTTGTTGCTAATTATATTCTAGAAGGACTGTATTTCTATAATGGGTTCCAGTATTTTTATAATTTAGCTTCTAGACAGCTAATGGCTGGAAGTGCCGATATTTTTAGGATGATCAACCGAGACGAATTAAGTCACGTCCGATTGTATCAAAAATTAATTGTGGAAGCATTGCAATTATTCCCGAAAGAGTCAATTAAAAAAGGTATAGCAAGTTCATTTTTAGAGGCTGTCAATCAAGAAATTAATTGGTCTAACCATATTATCGGTAATCAAATACTGGGCATTACTGAAGAAAGTATAGATCACTATACTAAATACCTTGCCAATATTCGACTAAAAGCCATCGGCTTAAATCCAATTTTTACCGAGGACAAATACAAAAAATCTCCCTATTCCCATTTAGAGAAATTCTCTGATACTCAAGGGGAAGGTCACACTAAGTCAAACTTTTTTGAAGCAACTGTTACCAGTTATGTTATGTCTTCTGGCTTAACGGGATGGGATGATATTTAACAGCATCGCTCGATAAGACAGAAAGCCGTTGATACCACCTTTTTTTCGGTTGTGCTAAAAGGTGGTTATTATTGCCACTCTTGTCTTGCCATGTGATCAATTCTGCTGGTGAAATACTAATTCCAGCTAAGTATTTTCTGTAATTCAATTTAAATTCTCCAAATATTTTCTGATTTTATTTTACCTTAAATATCAGAAACAAGAGGTGGACGATATTTAAAAGGATGATTTGTCGGTAGAGGAGACTGTAACCCCCATTCCCAATGAAAATAACCAGTTAATAAATTAATCTCATTGGTAGATAGCTCTCTAGTCCACAAAATATTTTCAGCGATAAAGCCGTTCATCCCTGAATCGGCTGCGGTTATATCGTTTCCAATCCTAATTCTATTACAATTAAGATTAGCTAAAGAAGTGGTTCCAGATGATGCAGTTCCACCATTTAAAATTATTCTCGATTGGGAACTGTTTCTGGTAGCGATAACAGATGCCCATTGATTATTAATTAAAGGGGATGTTTGAGCAGCTACAGCATTATTTCTGAACAAATATACACCATTGTTAGAGTTAGTTCCATAAGTTAAAATTATTCCACCAGTGTTATCGAAATCTTGTTGTGTCGATGGCGACAACGACCATAATCTTCCGAATCTAACTCTTCCTGCTAACGCAGAATTATTCCTATGAACAGATGCCAAAGTAATTGCATTTCCCGCATAATTAAAAATAGCAGAAAGAAATTGAGCAGAGCTAGTATTATTAATACTTAAAACTGATCGCTCCCCTCCTAATTCTGTAGTATTAACTGTAATTGGCCCCGTGACAGAAAAGTTTAAATTATTAACTAAATCTTGCACAGCAGTCACGTTTGAGCCACTTAAAGTTAAACTACTACTATTATTAGCTTTAATCCAAATCGCAGAATTTGAAAAAGCCGGAGTCCATCTTTGCGTCGGACTAGCATCAATTATTAGCATTAATTAAAAACCGCAGACACTTTGAGAATATTTTGATTTAGCAATTGAGCCAACAGATTTTCGTCGTTGAATTGTTCCGAAACTGCCTGCAAAATATCCGACTCAGAAATCGGATTTAATTTATCTTCATTATTAATAGAAATCACAAGTCTTGGAGTTTCTCCAAAGATTGCTGCCGCCATTCCCAATTTAGCTACATTCAGCTTGACATAGGGATTAAAAACGATCATTTCTGATAAAATCCTTTTGTAAACATAAAATCGGACAGATTCATCATCGATTAAATCAGGCTTGATTTGATTATCGAAAAAAATTGGATCAGTTGACCTTTCGTTAAAAGACCCAGAAACATTTGTTAATGCAATTTGGTATCTTTCAATATATTCAGGACTATTTAAAAATAAGCTTTGAGCAGTTAAACTATTAGGCATTTAAGTTAGCGATGCTGTTTCGCGGAAAATTAACAAAAAAGGGATACTCAATGGTCCACCAGTAACGCTGGTAATATCGAATCGAATTTCTTGAGCAGTAGTAATAATTTGTCCTTGTCCGGATACTGTAAAATTAGCCCGAGCAGTAGTAAGAGATAGGTTAGATAGTCCTGGTATTGCCCCAAAAGAAGCACCACTGCCAAAGCTAAAAGTTATTGTAGCACTTCCCGCAGAAGTGCGTAAGTTTCGCACTTCTAAAAGAGTAATTTCTCTTAGAAAAGAAGTAACAGGAATCTGCTCTGTAGCAGAAATATTCCTAATAGTTACTTTTTCATCTTGCAACCGACTAGCAACCCATCGGGCTGTAGTAATCGAATCTAAAGTGTCAGTAGGCCCAAGAAATTCTTTCACAATACTAAGCTAGTAATTTGGCTACAAATCCATTCACAGGAGGTACTGCTGTAGAGGCAAAAGTTAGGCGGATTGAAGTATTACTCAATCGTTCCGTAAAAACTCCTACAGTATCTCTATTACCGCTATTGCGAATTACTTCTACGCTGGGATTAGTATCAGTCAGGGTGTGGGTGATCACAAACACCGTATTGGTGCCATCTCCAAAAGGATTAGTAGTTACTGATCGCCGTCTTCCAGACCAACTGGCAAGCAAGGAAGGGGTGACATATTTGGCTGTGTCTGTTCCCGCTTCTAATTCGGCTAAAGTAGCACGCTGTACTTTACCTGCTGTGGTTTCACTTGCGTCAGGAATTCCGGCCCCATGAACTTGCCAGATTACGGGGGAAGTTCCCAAAGTCACGGATTGAGTAATCTGCCTGTAAGTCACTCCGTCATCAGTATTTCCACTACCAGAAGCTACGGTAACAATAGCGTTTCTCAGTTCGGCTCCTGTACTAGCGTCAGCAGTGCGGGTAGCTGCAACAGAAGCTCCGTTCCAATTGTATAACCCGTTTTCTGTGTTATTAGTTTGATTTGCGGCAATAAAGCGAGAATTGGCTAAACTCATAGTTACCCCACCAATTGTCGAGCCAGGAGCATTTAAATTGATATTTGATGGGGCAGAAGCAAATACTGCGTCCTTGTAATCAAACCCTTCCAGAAGAG